AACTGAGCGATATCCCAATCGACGTCCATAGGTAAAAGTGATCTATCTTTAATGAGCTGCTCTATCTCTGGTACCTTCATCACGTTCCCTCTAGGACGGGCCCCCTTCATTGCCCATACTATGGATGTTTGGAACTTTGGTGTACCTTTCTCTGTTGCTTCATACGGATTCACTCTAATTTGTGGTTGTAGTTCAAATACTAAATCATAACCAATCTCAGTACGTACAACTAGAGTTTTTACATCTGCTTTAAAGCGTATTGATCGATATACACCATTATCATTCTCAGGAGGTATCTGAGACGCAGAATTGACATACTTGTTATCATTCTTTAGTTTTGTTTTCTTGCCCACGTAAATCATACGTTAAAGTGTTATATAAATCTTTGAGTCTTAATTACAATTATATATTATATCATTTATGAAACCACAATCCCTAACATTCCATGGAGGGGTTCTATCCTTCCAACCATCTTCACCATACAATTCAACTATCATTGTTATATCAGGTGGTTGTACATATAATATTTGTTCAGGTTTATTAACATCTATAGAAAAATACATTGCAGATCTATCAGTTCCATGTTCACCTGTCTTGAATGGTGTTTTTACATAATAATGTTCCAACCCTACAGCATGTCCCATTTCATGTAACACTATATTTCTTATTGTATTTGGTGATAGGATTACCTTAACATCTAATTTTTTGAATTCACCCATAGTACCTTCTTTAATTATTAAAGTGTTAGATACATATAATTGTTCTAAATACACATTAATAAACATATATTTATGATATGAATTACTAAAACTTATACTGGTTGTTCCTATTGCATTTGATTTAGTATTAGTCTCTTCATAATTAATCATTATATTACATTGTTGATAATCATCAGTTGTTTTACTTTCATGATCTACCCATGGTATTGTATCATATATATTAATCTTCCAGTCACCATCAGGATATGACTCACTCATTGTTTTTTCCCATTCATATATTCCAGACAATGTCGCAATTTTCAGTTCATCCCAATTATCTGTTATGTCTGGATTAGCTTCGAATATACATACATTTGGTCTATCTGGTTGTCTTAATTTTAATGTTTTGAATATATCCCCGTTTGCAACTTCCATATACGATGCCACGGTTAATAATGATATTAATGTGATGACTAGTATATTTATACTATGTTTCCTCATCAGATTCTGGTTCCTCTGGTAGACCTTCCTTTCTAACAATATATTCAACCTTACCAATTGCTTTCTTTCTCCTTACAGTTTCTACAAGTCCATCAGATTTATCATCATCTTCTGTTGTTGTTGGGAAATAAATTGTACCGGACTTCTTATATTCTGACACCCATGATGATACCATTACATTTGCTTCACTCTCACTGATATTTGAATTTTTTACAATTTTTCTAATCCAATAATCTCTTGTATGACCTATACTTTTTTGTGATTCATTGAATGGTCCAGATCTTTTACCTCCTGCAACTGGACTACCTTGTCCTTGACCGCCTGGATCACTTGGTCTATTATTCATTGGTCCTCCCTGTTTGGAACCTGCAGTTCTCTCTTTATCACCAGTTGTAGAGTCACCTCTACCACTTTTCTTACCTTCAGGGTCTGCTTCAGTTGTTTCAATACCCATTGCCATTTGCTGTTCAGCCATTGCCATTTGTGGTAACATTACTTGTTCGAATGTTGGTTCTTTACCAACAACCCATTCTCCAGTATGTGTTCTCTTTACACAGAATCCCATCTGTTGTAATGTTGCATTGTTATTAATCTCCTGTGCTTTAATTTCAAGATCTCTAAGTTCATCTGCTTCTTCACCTTCTTTAAGTTTTAATATCCAATCATCAACCATTAATTCTTTTGCAAGTCTGTCAAAAATATGTGTTTTTAAAAAGTCTTGTGACCATTTAACATGTCTGTTTGTGATTGTGACCTGCATACCTTCATTAGCCCATCCAGATGGTAATTCACCAAAGTATAATGGTAAAACTCCAAATGCTGCACCAATAATCTGTCGTAATTCTCTTCTAATATCTATAAATTGTAATTCTTTTAAACTACCTGTAAAGTCTATCCATTGTGCCATCTGTCTTCCACCTTTATCTGATTCTACTAAAAGTGGGTGGACCATATATGGGTCTTCTACTGCTCTCTGCTCCAAAGCATGCCATGACTTTCTAAAAGTCTCATAGTTTCTTGATGCAATGACCAAAAGTCCTCTTGGTGGACGCATTTTATCGAAATATTTTCTAATATATTCATCCATATGACTTAGGGACATTACTTTACTCCAAAGAGCATAAATTGGTGAGAATCCGTAGATTAAACCTGGCTTATATTTACCAGCTACCCATATTACTTCTCCTTGAGCATAAATAACTCTTTTTGGTTGTGGTATACCTACTGAATACACTGAAGATACTTCTAATAATGCTTTAAGTGCCTCCGCACCACATCTATCACATTTTGGTTTTGATAATCTCTTATCTCTATGCTCAAATCTTGGACAAACATATACTGCGTTCCTTTTATCATCAAATCCAACCCTTCCATCAGAGTCAGCTATCATTGCAACCTGTGGTGGATCAATTCTAATCAATTCTTTAATCTCTGTTTTAATTGGATCTATTTTTCCTGTAGCATCATTGATAAAGTAATTCTTTAATAGTAATAAGTATGCATTATCTGCAACTTCCAAGTCCCTTTCCAACATTCTACCAACATCTTCTATAGTTTGATCGTTATTATTTACAAAACATGTGTATAATTTCTGTAAAATTTTACGATTTTCTGGTTTTGGTCGTAAAATATCACCTGAGCCACAGTCATCACATTGTGGTTTCTCATTATCAGATTTTTTTAGGTCTTTTTTAGGTGGTAATTCAATTGGTTTATCTCCAGATACTGCTGTAGATCTAGCATCTTTTGGTATATCAAACCCATCATCGGCTGATGGTTTACCATCGTACTCTTTTCCACAGTTATCACATTTGTATTTGTATTTTTCAACTACTTCAAAGCCGTTTTTGAACATTTCTCTATTAATAGTTTCAATTGAAATCCTTAAAGCGTCAACATTATCTGATAATTCATAAATCATAATCAATGGGAATGGGAAAATTGGTAATTTGGCACCTGTATCGGTAGCCATATATGGTTGCATTATTGCAGGTCTGCTTGTTGTCTCTGTATATCCTTTATTAACTGTGGTTAAATTCTTATATATATTAGTAAATGTATCTCTAATACCCATATATACTACTTGTTTTCTATGTATATAAGTTTCACGAAAATTTTATTAAAAAAAATAAATTTTCCGAAAATAATTAAATTTTACCAAAAATTTTCAGAGGATAATGACGTCTCGACGCTCTTTTATCCTGTTAAATGGCTAAGACGGGTACCGTCGTATACACTTGGGTATCCCGTGACGCCATACTACTATATATGCATTACTCTATATATATGTTTTCTTTATTTCTATTAGTTATATAAAAACCTATCTAAGATGGGGGACATAAACACTCTAAACACTCACAATCATCACATTTACATACAGAATGATCATCACAATCACAGTTATTACAATCACATGGTGCTTCTTCTACTTTTAAATTTATTGTTTTTGATTTAGATACACTTTCAAATGCTTTTTTATCATTTTTATATTTATCACTATCTTCTACTCTTTTAAAGAAATGTACGTCACAAGACTTACCTTTATCACATTGACATTCTACTTTATTATGATTTTTAAATAAATGAGGACCATTTTTAGGACAGTCACATTCTACCATGCATATTGTTTAGTATGTATTATATATAATGATTATTGATAGTAGTTATTACTAGTTATTTAATAGTTTTTATTATTATTATTATTTATTTATTAGCTTTTTTTAGCTTTGTACACTACTTTTTTACCAATGTTTCTAAATTCGAAAAGATTACAATTTAGACGTGTGATTACATCTATTGTATATCATATACACATAAACTTAATTAAAATAAAATATAATTCATAGTTAGGACTAGTGGTGTGAGCATGCATAACTCTATAATATTAATTAGGTAATAGTAATGTTGTTATACGAGGAGGACCGGTGTTGCTGACCGGCTAGTCATCTTCTTTTGGATTGATTAATCTAAACTTAAAACATCTACCATTACATATCTTCTTCATTATACATGAACTGCATATAGGATTATTCTTAATATGTTTTACCATCTATATCATCTTTTTCTTGTTTCTTAATTGATTTCTTTTTGGATTTTAATTTGAATAAACCATTAGTACCTAATTCACATTGTTCCCCTGTACAGTCCGTCATTTTTTCTCTTTAGATACGTTAGTATCTTTTTTTGATTCTTTTATAATTTGCTTTGATTTCATCTTTTTCGAAGTTTTATTAGGTTTACTCTTTGATTCTTTTTCAGGTTTTTCTTCAGGTTTTTTTACAGGTAAAGATGCCTTATATGCGTTTAATTTTGCATCAAGATCATGTTTGGAATGCATTTTATCAACAAGTGTGTTTGATAACCTATACATCTTTTTCTCATTCAACTGTATCTGTCTTTTTAAGAAAGGTTTGGTTTCAACCATCTTATCAGTATCCTCTTTCAAACCATCAAGGTTAAAATTAATTTTAGAAATATCAACACTTAACATCTCAATATCCTCTATTAGTTTATCTAACTGTTCCGCTTCCATCTCTTCTCCAAGTCTTTTATGCTAATCGGGAATTTAAACCTTTGGCTTTCTAACACGATTGTCATCATACAGTCACCACAACACCCACCACCAGCACCAACTGCTGGTCTTCTACAAAGTATACATGGGAGGGACATATCCATACTTATACCTCTCTTTTCAACAACATCCCAACGCCTCTCAACTTTATCCGAGTCTTTTACAGATTCCTTTACATGTTTGTCCATAGATTTATATATGGTGTTCGACATATATTAATTATGTGGAATGATGCCCC